GCCTTGACGGAACCACCTGGACAGCTTGATTTACAACGGAACCAGAACTATTACTGGTCGTGTTAACAGAATTAGCAAAAACAGGGTTATTAAGTAAAAGAAGTAAACATAAATATCTTTTCATTGACTAAAGGTGGATAGTGTATCAGTTACATTTTCTATTTGAGTAGTGCGTTGTATGTGAGTGTAATTTGTAATACCTGGCGTTTCTAAAGTTTCGTAGTACATAAAACTTGCACCTTCATTAACTATAGAAAAATCAGGTTTATTATCAAGATTTGGCGAGACATAAGTAGTACCTAACCATTCCTTATATCAAAGCTTTTTATGTCCTCAACAGTTGTACTTTTAGTTTCTGACCTTTGAGTAAGTACCCCTTGTTGAAAGTTAGGAATAACACTTTGACTATATACAGGTACGCTAAAAAAACTTAGCAGCAATATAAACCTATACATAGCTGTTGCTAATCAACTATTAATGTAGAGGTCACCTGCCCAAGTGCTTCTGTGTTGTGACCACCTGCTGTAAGTGTTATTGCCCCTGCTGATGTAATCGTACCTGCTAAGTTACCTGCTGTGCCACCTGCAATACTGGTTACATCTGAAAAATTAGGACTTTCGCCAGTTGTAATTGCTGACCCTGCTATTGCGTCCGCTTGGGTAAATGACTGACTAAATGAAAAGCTATTCGCAGGTACGTCTTGTGTGACAGTTAAATCTGGGGCTGTACCAATTCCTGAACTTATAACAAGAGATCCAACACCATTAGCAACAGCATTACCACCTGCTGTATAGGTTGTATCCACTCCTGTACCACTAACGCTATAGCTGCTACCTATGCGATCTGCAGATGTTGAAGCACCACCTACTGTTAGTTTTGTTGAGCTAGTAATGCTATGTGATAAATCTGCATAACAGGCAGGTGTAATTGCTAACAGCAATATGGGTAAAAATCGTTTCATTTTTCTGTAGCACCAATTATTTTTATAGGTGTTTCTACTCTTATAGTTTGATAGGTATTGTCGGATTGTGCAAGTTGTTTAGGTTTTTCTTGGTTTTCTTTGCGTTTCTTGGCACCTTCCAAACCGAAACTACTAAGACTTGAAGCTAATAAACTGGCAGGAAAAGTTATATCTTGCTTTTCTCCTGTAGTTAGTCCTGGTATCTTAGGCAAGTAATTGCTCGTAACGAGTAGACCACTCCAAAAAACTACCAGAAGCCGCACACAAACAGATATAAATTCAAATTGTTCTTCTTTATCGTCAAACTTTTCTTTTAGTTTTTGTAGAGGATTTTTAGATTTTTGCTCTGACATGGGTTTTTAATCTATAATAGCTATAGATCAGAGTTAAGAAAAGTGATAGAAGTAGTAGCAGCAGTAGGTGGGGCAATGTTAACAGCCTGTTTTGTATCTGTAGGTTCTGTGTCATATAGAGGTAGGCAATCAAGAGATGACCTTGTAAGGAATACAACAGCTATAGAACTATTAACAGATAAGATAGATAATATGCATGATGATATGAAAGAGGTTTTTCATAGGCTTAAGGAAGTAGAACTTGCCGTTGCAGAAATTAAGCCTAGAAGGTAAAAAAAGGCTATCTAGCTTTGCAATGGGGATTAGACAGCCTATAGATGACCATTTTTAATTTAACGTCTACAATATGTTTGTAAAGCAAAACAAACTATGTTAAGTATTTTAAAACCAGTTCTTCTAGCTTTTATTAAGTCAAATTCTATGAAGAAACTTATAATAGAACTTTTAGAAGCCTTAGTTAAGCAAAGTTCAAATACTATTGATGACCAAGCTGTAGAGTTTATTAAAGCTAGATTGTATCCTGGTTCTGATACAAGTTTACAATAGTTTTTTAGTTTATTAAGTCGGGAGTGTACCAAGTCTTATATAACTTGCCTTGTCTTTCCTATCTTGGCATAGGTATTGTATAACTTTCAAGTTAGCAAACTCTTCCAAAGAAACTAACTATCAGGCTCCCCGACTATTTTTATTTTTCTTTCATTTCATAGTTGTCTAATAAAAATTGGTAATACTTATTTTCTAATTTAGGCAAAGATAAACCCATTCTATTTATTTCAGTAACTAACCCTGCACCACCACAACAATCTTGTAATGTTCTTGCAGTTGGAAATTTTAAAGGGTTTTTTGAACTACCTGTTAATACTTGAAATATTCTTTGTTCTATTGATGTTTCGAAATCTAAAGACTCAATAGCTAAACAAAATAAACTAACAGTTTCAGAATCATTTTTATGTGGTTCTAATTTACTTTTAATAAAATCCCATCTTTCTTTTGGTAAATCTAATTTTAGTTTCATTTGTTTACCTCCTTACAATATTTTTGATAGTAATTTTTGCAGTTTAGTAAAACTACCCTTATATTCTGTTTGTTTTTTTGCTTTGGTTTTTCTTGGCTTATATTTTTTTTCTTTATATGTAGGGTCAATATATTTCCAATACTCATATCTCAAATTATCTAATGCTTCTTGTAAGTTTTCACCCCAAGCAATAGTTTCACAAGTTAATACTACTCCATTTGCATCTTGTAGGTAGCTTTCTTTAAGGTATATAAATACACCATCAGAACCGCCTTTTTCAATATCCCAAACATAATCTGCATTTTGTAAATCTTTATATGTTCTTGGAAATTTAATAGTCATTTGTTTACCTCCTTACAAGCTAGTTCGTAGTTAGTTAGTTTGTTTTCACACGCTGATAGTGTCATATCATATAAGGCTGAATTGATAGATGTATAAAACAATCCTGTAGCAGCAAGTATCATTAGAAAGTTTTGCATTGTTTAACCCCATACCATTGTTTTAATTTCTTCATCATTCATGTGAATGTGTAAGTTTTGTCCATTAATTAAATTATTCAGCATAGTTTTATTCAAAGGTATATTTTCAGCAAAGTCATCTCTACTTACATCATTTGCTTTATCCCAAACTTTATTTCTATCTAAAGTATTAGGATTATATCCTCTTGCAAAAGCAACTATGTTTTTATGACCTTCATAGCAACTCATGACATAAATACCTTCATCTTTAACTAACCAAAAAGATTTTTTATTTGTATGCTCATCTTCATAAGCAGTTTTAAATTTATTAGCTTTAAGAGTTTCTTTAGCTAAATCTCTTAATCTTTTTGTTGATGGAAAAGTAAGGCAGTGAACATTTGTGTTGTAGTTCATTTGTAATACCTATAAGTTTTGTGTACACCTATAGTATATATAAGGGGTATACCCCTGTCAAGTTCTTTTGGGATATTCTTTTATATATTCTTGTATTTTTGATTTATAATATTTCTTTTCTGTCTTATTACCTAAAAAATAAAAATATCTTCGTTTACTTTTTTGTGGTATAAATTTTGCATCAGGATACGTTTTTAATATATCTTCTTTTTTTTGTGAGCCTAATTTTTGTCTTATTGCTCTAGACCCATACAATTTACCTTTTATTTCTACACCAAATCTATCATTTTTTCTATTATTAACTTTTGGATTATTTTCTCTCATACAGCCTATATATGTAAAATTACAAGCTTGATAGATTGTGCCAATTTCACCTGCTAACTCATCAACAGTTGCAGTTACAACTTTATATTTATCAGGGAGCATTTTCATGCTTTGTGTAATCAATTTACTTGCGCTATGAGGGTGTGACCAATGAACACAAGCACCTCTACTAAGTAAAATAATTTTTCCTGTATAGTCGTATTTATCCCATACTCCTAAATTTTCAGTATATTCTGTGCTATATACAACTGCACCACCTAAATTACCATCAAAATAAATGCCATAGCAATATTGCACCATAGCTGGCATACATTGTAACCATTCATATCTTTTTATTAAATTAGTAGCTGTCCTTATATCTATCTCTTGTACAACTGCTTTTTTTATATCTGTATCTACTTTTTCCCACCACCTACCGAATAAGTTATGTGCATCTTCTTTCTCCATTTGATCTTTTATTAACTTCTGATGTGCAATCATGTTATTAATCTTGCATACTGTTCAATAGTCATAACAATCCTCCAGTTATCACCATGCTTACAACCTGGTCTTTTTTTATATCTTACTAATGTAACTGCATAATTAGCCTTTGCATTTATACGTTGTTGTTCTGCCTCTCTTGGCTTTTGCAATACAGCAGCATTTGTATCTTTCCAATTTGCTATCTGTATAACAGTATCAGGTATACCAACTAAATCACCCTTATCATTTTCCATACCTGCCCCAAAACGT